GCTGAATTGCAAAAGTATTTTGAGCATCCTTACGATACCCAAGAGAGATGGAGTAAACAACTTTCTTAATAATATATGAATGTAATCATCTATGACATAGAAACCATGAAGGAGTATTTCCTCGTGGTAGCGCTGATTCCTGGAGAACCATACAGAACTTTTGAGGTGAACAAGGACAAGAATAATCTTGATGCATTTATATCCTTTACAGAACAGCATAAAGACTATTACTGGGTGGGATATAATAACATACGCTTTGACTCTCAGGTGGTAGAATGGGTAATACGCAACTGTGAATATTGGCATGAGCTTTCCAATTTGGAAATAACAGCCAAGATTGCTCAGAAGGCAGCAGATGTTATAGATGATGCTAATCATGATGTATTCCCTGAATACCGTGAGTCAGACCTTACACTTAAACAGCTCGATCTATTTAAGGTGCACCACTTTGACAATAAGAATAGAAGGGTGAGCCTAAAGAGACTAGAGTTTGAAATGGATCTAGAGAACATTGAAGAGATGCCTATTCACCATAGCAAGGAGAATATGACCACAGAGGACATAGAACTCACAAAAGAATATTGCTATAACGATGTGTGGGCCACCTATCAGTTCTATCTGGTCACTATTGGTCAAACGGACCATCCATTGTACAAGGGTGAGAATAGGATTGAGCTGAGACAAGATATAGAAGCAGAATTTGGGATACCCTGTCTCAATTATTCTGATAGTAAGATTGGGGATGAGATGATCAAAAAGTATTATTGCGAGCAAAAGAGAATAGATTATCAACAGCTACCCAAGAAGGGTTATTTTAGAAAGAGTATTGCTGTCAAAAACTGTATTGCTACATATGTAGAGTTTCAGACAACCGAGCTACAAGCCTTTCTTAAGAAGATAAAGAAGCTAAACCTAGGCCTGCAGGATGATTTTAAAGAGGAGTTACACTTCTATGGGAACGTGTATTCCTTTATGAAGGGTGGATTGCACACAGAGAATAGTCCAAAGATATTTGAAGCTGATGATGAGCATGAGATAATTGATTGGGATGTGAGTTCCTATTATCCAGCTATCATCATTAATAACGGGCGCTATCCATATCACCTAGGTCCTGAGTTTCTTAGAGGCTATCAAGAGATGTTCAATAAACGATTGGAACTCAAGCCTTTAGCTAAGAAAGACAAGAAGATTAAGGGTATTGTAGGTGCACTCAAGCTTGCTGTAAACTCTGTATATGGTAAGAGCTCTGACATGCAAAACTGGATCTATGATAGACAGCTAACTATGTTCACCACTATCACAGGTGAGCTTAGTCTAATGATGCTCATTGAAGCTTATGAACTAGCAGGGATTAATGTAATAAGTGCAAACACAGATGGTGTCACTATAAGAATAAAGAAGACACTCATTGATAAGATGCATGAGATTAATGCCTGGTGGTCTGAGCTAACCAAATATGAGCTGGAAAGAGCTGATTATCAAAAAATTATATTTTCCACTGTAAATGATTATCTTGCGATAAAAACAGATGGAGAAGTTAAGAAGAAGGGAGATTTTGTCACGGATTTCGAGCTTCATAAGAACAAGAGCGCTAGAGTTGTCCCTCTGGCTCTTGAACAATATTTTCTTCGTAATGTACCTGTTGACACTACTATTCGCAATCATAATAGCATCTTTGACTTCTGCCTGAGACAAAAGGCTAGCAAGGATTTCCATTATGAAGGTATAGATAGAGCTACAGGTGAGAAGAAGGTATACAATAAGCTCATCCGTTATTATATCTCCAACACAGGAGAGAAATTACTCAAGGTAAAGAACGAGGATAGTGATAGTGGTGCTGCTGATGTTTCCCAAGTGGAAGCAGGAGAGTGGCTAGCCACTGTATGCAATCACCTGAAGAAAGACCATCCTCTTGATAACATCAATTATGATTATTATATTGAGAGAGCTGAACGCCTCATATATAAGATACAATCAGAGGGTAAGAAACGTAAGGTGGTTGTAAATCCTAACCAATTAAGTTTATTCTAATGAAACTACAGAAAGGAGATCGATTCAAAGACTACATAGGTAATCTTTGTTTCATCAGCTACATTAGGGGAGATGTTGTCAAACTTACATTCATTGCTGAAAAGTCATATGTGGAGGTGTGGGACAAGGAAGAATTTATTTCCGAGATAAATGGAAACAGATTCTTCCCACAGCCCAAGGTAACTGTCAATAGGCTCAACATCCAAGAGCATCTAATTGAGTATCAGCTCAATATAATAGGTAAAACTATCGATGATGTCAAGGATGATGAAGAGTGGTTCTCAAGTAACACAATGACTAGCAAGCAATTTGAACTGTTCAAATCCTACGCTATTCCTCTCCTGAGGAAAATATTTAAATTCAACAAACGCAAGGCTGAGCAAACATTTGACTGGTTCAATGTAGGCTATGGCCTTCGCGTAAAAGACTAACCTATGTTCTGGTATGTTATCATCGGTGTCTGCATATTTGCAGCATGGATGACGTGGGAATTCCACAAAGCCCCTGTTATGGAGGATGAGAATACTGAATTTATAGACGATCCAACAACTACATGTTGGCATGATGACTATGATCATCACCCCGATCAACCAATTTAAAATCAATTATTTATGGGATCACAAGCATTTGAAACCAGAAGCAGAGGTAAATCTGCAAAAGAAGCATATCAGAATGCAGTTGATAACGCTGAATCAGAATATGGTCACCAACAAGGATATAGTGGTGCTATCAATTCTACACCAGGATTTAGGGATGTGACAAAAGAATACAAAGCTAGTCGTAAAGATCTTAACAAGTATATTAGTGAAAGAATAGAACAGCTTACAAAGTTCCAAGGTGCAGAATGCATTTGTATTAAGGAACCCATCACTAACACTAACAAAATCAAGACACAGGTGGAACATGTTGTAGAGAAAGGCACTAAGAAATGGGTGCTGAAGTATGTTGCACAGAGTCACTACAAAGGAAGAATTGGTGCATTTAACACGAAAGGAGATGCAGTGAAAGCTGCTAGAAAGTATACAGAAGAATCAGGTAACTCTTCCTATGTAGAAATGCAGAAGGTGTTAGAGAATGGTAACACTATTACAGCAAAAATCACCTACAAAAAAGCAACAAATGAAAGAGAAGGAGAATACATTTTCTACGGATGGGCATCCTGCTGATTGTCTGTATCATCTAACAGATGAAACAGGAAACACTTATTACAACTACATCATCATATGTGGAGAACCATGGGCACACAAAGATGTAAGAAAGCACAATGCTGCTTTATACACTTTTGGAGAAATGCTCACGGCAAAGTCTTATTTTGCAAAGAGACGAATAAAAACATATGAGCAAAGAGTTGATAAACCTGGATACAAAAAGAGAACAAATGAAAAACCAGCAGAACTTTCCTGAAGATTTTGAACGGGAAGCACTGAAAGATTCCTTATATTTGCAGGCTGACCAATATGAAAAAGAGCGTCAGATAATGCAAGAGATAAATGAGGAAGAACACAGACTTCCTGCAAGAATAACAGTGATAAATCCCCAGTTAAATGAATTTAAAGATAACACCATACCACTTCGAGGAACTAATCAAGAAGAGTTATTCACTTGATGTTATCTACTTATTGAAGTTGATAGAGCAGAAGTTTGATATTCAACCACTGTGTGAAAACAGCATGAAGATCGCTGCGCTCTATCAAACTTTAATAAGGAAAGGGCTCATATCTGAAACAGATGAGAAGATAACAACTATGGGTGAAGAGCTTCTGAAGTTCATGGAAACAAAAGAAGCAACCAAGATTGTAAAACGCAAGCCTGCCACCACAGAGTTTGAAGAGTGGTGGAAAGCATATCCAGGCACTGATACATTTACTCACAAGGGTAAGAAGTTTACAGGTGCAAGAAGCTTGAGGCAGAACAAAGACGAATGTAGGCTCAGGTTTGATAAGATTCTTCTTGAGGGAGAATATACAGCAGCTCAACTAATAGAAGCGCTGAATTTTGACGTCCTTCAGAAGAAAGAGAGTTCTGTCAAGACTAGTAACAACAGGCTTACATTCATGCAGAACAGTCTCACTTACTTGAATCAACGTAGCTACGAACCATTTATTGAACTAATTAAAGAAGGGGCAAAGGTTGAAGAAACTAATAGCCCTGCTGGAGGTACAGACATATGAACAACGAACCTTTAAATACACTTATTAGGTGGGCACAAACAACAGATATGAAAACCATATCTGTAGAGATGTTATTGGACTGGTTAATAGAACTTAAAGCAACTGAAATAAAAAAAATAGAGGGAAAGCCTTATGAGTTTTGAACTACTAAAGAAAGAGGTAGAGCTAGGCCTAGAAGGTCGTAATAGCGGCATACCTATGGGCTTCAATAGGTTGAATAGATACATAGGCATACGCAAGAGCATGTACTTTCTTGTAGGTGGTTTGACAGGATCTGGTAAAACTTCCTTCATAGATGATGCATTTGTGCTCAATCCGTTTGACTGGTATATCAGCCAGAAGGACCCAGGAGTGAAGCTACGCATCATATATCGTTCTATGGAGCGATCTAGAACCTATAAGCTAGCTAAATGGGTGGGTAGGAAGATATTCCTAGACCAAGGGGTAATAATCCCCGTGCCTAAACTATTGGGCTGGACAGAGAAAATGACCAAGGATGAGCATGACTTGTTCTTGATGTATGAGGATTATATAGCCCAAATGTCAGAAGTCATCACTATCATCGATGGTCCAGAGAATCCTGTAGGTATAGCCAAAGAATTAAAGGCGCATGCTGTGGAAAATGGACGCATTGAGCAGATAGATGAGTTTAACAAGCGCTATTTCCCAAACAATGATAATGAAATCACTATTGTTGTCCTTGATCATATCGGTCTACTAAAGACCACCAAGGACCAGACCACCAAGAAGCAGGCTATTGATAAGATGTCAGATGAGCTAAGATTTGCTCGTGACTTTTATGGGTATACGCCAGTGGTTGTAAGTCAGTTC